ATCTTATCTTTAGCTGTATCACACTTGTGTCTTGCACGAAAAGATTTTCTACGCTTAGGGTTACTCTTCTTGATTGTCATGTTGGCATCACCAAACCTAATGATCTTTTCTTTACCACCCTGACAAGCCTTGACAACAAACTTCTTGCCGCCAGAGACCTGACGCTTAGGGCTGTTGCACTTCATCTTTGATTTGTCTATTTTAGCCACGATACCTACCGAATGTTATAGTTTTAAGGAAGCCTCTCCATATTTCTATAGGTGACGGTAACATCCAACCTAGTACAGCTAGTAGTATCATCCACATAGGTATGTCTTGGTTCAGTACCTTGACGTTACCTGCGTCACCATCAATGCTGAAGTTACCTTCTGACTGGTCTACTGATACGTTCTCACCTGATATGTCTTTACTCTGGTCAATGGCTGATTGGTTGTTCTCTTTACCTATCTGTGTGTTGGCATTTACGTTAGTGCCATCACCCTTACCCCCACCACCAAGGCTTCCCATCAGTGCTAGAGGTGACAGACAGCCACCTAGGAATAGTACGAGTGTTAGTGCTAGTGCTAGTTTCATGGGTACATCTCTTCTTTTAATTGTTTTGCCCTGTCAAAACGTGCTTTAGCTTCTGTGTTAGAGGCATCGTCAGAATGTCCTACAGTTTTTGCAAGGCTGTCTTGAGTTACATCTTTATCAAAAAAGTCTTTACCTGCTAAACTGAGGTAAGCCATAGCAGCAGGGGCTGCATTCTTGGGATCATTTATTAACTCAGGATTTGTAACAAGGTCTACACCTATTATATCTCCTACTGCTTTATAGTTAGCCTTGCCAGTAATTTGGATCAGACCCCTGCCCTTAAATTTACTACCGTCAGTGGGTTGATCATTTCCTAAACGGTTCCCATATACTATGTCAAAAATATCATCTGCAGAATGATTTGAAGGTAATGCTTCAATAGCTGCTTTTCTAGCAGTCATCTCTGGTCCAAGTGTACCATCTTCCCTAGCATTTCGATCTACAAATACTTCTATAGCTCTTTCTTTAGAGTAGCCTGTCTCTACTAATGTTCGTTGCCCTGTTTCTGCTTCAACAGTAGATACAAAAGCGGCTGCTTTTAATGGATCAGCTATATTCTTCTTCGCCCACTCTGTAACTTTACCCATGTCAGGAGCATTACCAGCCTCATTTAGCACATTTATTCTAGGTTTGACATTTCTAGGATCAGCACTGTTTGGATTTCTTAAAGCCTCCATTGTGTCAGGGTCTATCTTTCCAGAAACAGGAAGTCCTACTTTGTACTGAAAGCTTGCCATAGCTCTTTTAGAACCACGACCAAAATCACCATCAACAGTAACACCTAAAAGTTTCTGTGCTTCCATAGCTTCTGCTTTACGAGCTTCTATTGCATCTACGTTATTGCTTTGAGTAGCCTCTGGTTGTGTTATCTCTTGTGTAGTAACCTCAGGAGCTTGAGGTATCTCTACTTTTTTATCGGCTGGTTCCATTGTGACAACAGTAGGATCAGGAACACCAACAGCTTCAGGTTCAGTAACCCTTTGATCCATAGGTACACCTGACTGATAAAACTGCCTCTCTGGGTTTTCTGATACTGGAGTTTTTGTAAGAGTTCTTTCTTGTTCAAGATTTTCCAAACCTTTCTCAACCATAGTAACAAAGAAACCTCTAGTAGATACATGGTCTTCTACTTTATTTGGATTGTTTTGTTGAGCTTGTGGAGCTTTTCTAGGAAATACTAAAGCCCCACCTGATATAGATATATTAGCCATTACTGTTTTCTTCTTACATCACCGTTGATGTCAAGGTAATGCTCACCCTTATCTAAAGACATAAAGAGTATCTCGTCTGTGTCCGTTTCGTTTGACCATTGTATTGGGTATGGTCTTTGTAAACTTCCGAAAGATCCAGAGTCCTTAACGTCTACACCTTTGATTAGAGTTTGCTCTATCATGGTTGTATCCATACCAAGTCTTTCCATGTTCTTGACGTACTGTTTGTACATCTTAGAAGTTGTTTCAATTTCTCTGTAGTCTTGATAAGCGTTACGTACTTTAAAACCTAGAGTATCTAACTGGCTTCTTTCAAAAGTGGACAGTCTTTTACCACTATCAGCTATCATTTCTGTGACGTTACCATTGTAGTGTATAGTTGCGTAGTTGTTAAGTAAGGGTAGTATTCGTTTGTCCATTCTTATCTGACCAGTATCTAGTCTACGCTCTAAATCGTACTCAACTTCTCCTAGTGCAGTCATGTTAAAAAATGATGACTGAAGTTCACCTGATGTTTGCGTTTGGAATACTTGAGATTGCTTTTGTAGTACGTTCTTTAACTGAGCTACAGCTAGTTCGTATCCTGAAGGATCGTATATCTTTATTTTTTCTAGCAAGTCAAAGGTTTTATTACTGAAAAGACCAGTTTTAGGATTAAACATTTGACTGTCTATAAAGTCAGATGACTTAGACATTAGTAGTGAGGTTCTACCTATGCCTTTTAAGAATAGTTTTCTAGCGTTCTCGTCTTGTTCTAAAGCTTTTGGTTCTAAAGCAAGAACCTCAAATGTTAGAGAGTAATCTATCAAGGACTGTACTGACTTTGAACCTCTAGTTCTGTTGGTTAAGTTAGTTGCTTTTTCTATTTCTACTTCTGAGTATAGTTCTTGCTCTGTGTTTAAAATCTTCTGACTTACATCAGCATTTGGATCATCAGTTATTTCTGTAAGCTTGTCTATTCCTTCAAGAGGTATCTCAATGTTCTCGTAGTTAATGTTATCTACAGGAATATCTGTTAAGAACTTTATAACTTCGTTGTGTTTCTTATCTAATAAGACTTCACTAAGGTTATCTAAGTTTCCTAGGATAGCTCTTTGCGTAGTAGGGTCAAGGTCTGCAGCTTTCATCTGGTTCATTATAGCTAAGTCAACATTGTTTAGTGTGTCTATTCTTAACTTTTCTAAAACTCTTGTATCGTAACCACTGATAAACTCTACCATTTCTTTTAGACCATTTAGTCTATTTCTTACACCTTGAAACTCCTCATCAGAAACTCCTCTAGGCTGTATATAGTTTTGTTCAAGCAAGAAAACATTTGCTCTAAACCTTTCTATAGTTTCAGCGCTTGCGTTACCACCAGCTAGTTCTATAGCTAAAGCTTTTACACCAAGTTCTCTTGTTCTATCAAGAGTGTTTATCCAGAATGGTTCTTGCTTAGTATACTCAGCAGAAGATAGTGTGTTTGCGTTGGATATGAGTAAGGCTGCAGCTTCTTGTTCAGCTATCATCCTTGAAGCTTCAATAATTATTTGTTGATCAGATGGGTTTTCGTTACCACTACCAATTAAATTGTCTTTACCTAGTGCGTAGTACGCAGGATTTTCAGATAATTGTGCAGCTATTTTATTTAATTGATCTTGCTCAGGGTTTGCGTTTAAGTAATCTAAATCAATGTTAGTTGTTGCTTTAACATACTTTGATACTTCTGCGTTTAGTTTTAAGCCTTGAGCAGACCACTTAGATACAGCAGCATTTACACCAGACCTAAGCCCTAAGCCTGTCTGCCCTCTCAATAGTTGTATATCTGAAACAAAACCTTTGTACAATTCTCTGTTTACAGAAGTTTCACTTGGTTTGCTAGATGATTGCATACTACCTAGTACACTAAAAACACCCTTGCTTATAGAGTTTATACCTTGAGCAGCTACACTTAGCTCTGAGGTGCTAGGGTAAGCTATACCTCTTGCATAGTCAGCACCAGCATCACCTATATCTACATCATACGTGTCAGCCATTATAAATCCTTAGTATAGTTGTTGGCCTAATAACGCTGCATCTGGTCCTAAGTCCAGTCTTTGAGCGTTCTTAAACCAATTTGGAATTGCGTTTACATTAACAAGTCTATTTTGTATAGACGTTTTTAATTGATATGACAAATTAGAAGACCATAATTCTTCAGATATTTCTATCCACAGTTTATCTCCTCTAACTATATCACCTTCATCACCGTTTGTCAACAGGTCAGTAGCTAAACGAGCCTTTTGTTCAAGCCTTGAGGTAAGTTTTTTAACTTCAGCATTTTCTTCAAAAACCATTTCATTAAAGTCATAGTAGTTTTGTACAGGAGCAGGGGTAGCACCAAATAAAACTGCTGCTGCATCACCTTTATCTAAGTTACTTACAACTTGTTTTCTTGTTCTACCTTTGTAGTTACCTGTTTCTATAAGCTCTACTATCTTTACAGTCTTGTCAACAGTTGATATGTTACGTACAAGAGAGGTCAAGTCTTCTCTTACTGATTCAGGTCTACCACCTATCATTGACATAATAGCATTTGTTACAGCACTTTTCATGTCACCAAAGATTTCACCTGAAGGACCAAGGAGAGTAGTCATTAGAGATTCTTCTTTCAGTTTCCTTAGTGTATCCTTTACCTGACCAAGAGGTGCTGCACGTTCAGCATAGGCAGTATCCGTACCAAAACCCCACCCAAGTAGCTGATCAAAGAAACCGTACTTTAGTTGATTGAACTTTTCTAAAGCCTCAGGTTCTGATGGGTTGTAACCTAGCTTTTCTACTACGTACCCTGTTGATTTACCCATGCCTATGCCTGTTAAACCCCAAGCAGGCCCAAGAATAAGAGCCATTCTAAATCTTTCACCTTGCGTAAACTCTTTGCCTACTATTATGTTCTCCATAGCTCTAAGAGTAAAGGTTAGCCATTGTGTAGGAACTCTCATAGGTCCACTTTGAGCAAAACTTCTAGAAGCTGAAGTCATTCTAAAGGTTAGACTTTGCTCTCTGTTAGTTATCCAAGCTTTACCATCTGGTGACAAGGGATCAATGTCTGGTCTTTTAGCTCTGTGTTCTAGAAATGCTGTTATTATACCAGTTAAACGTCCGTATCTCTCACCTTCTCTAAAGAAAAACGTGGACTTGTCTAAGAAGTCACCAACATATCCTTGAGCTTTCTGGCTTAGATTGCTTGCAACACCAAACTTCTGAGGAGCTTGTAGCTCTATGACCTGATTGTCAATGATATTACGCCCACTCTCATCTATGTATTGTACAAGAGTACGTATCTCATCCTCTGTCATACCTGACATTCTAGCAAATCTTCTGATAGCAGTAGCTCTTGTAGCACTATCAGGGAGTTGAGCTATAATCATCATAGGTACAGCCATGCCCACAGCCTTAGTGCCTGCTCTAGGAGATACAGCAGCTATAGTCGTTGCGTGTAACCCTTGTAAAAAGAATTGATCAGGGTTGAAGAAACCAAACTTAGAGTAGAAACCTACCTTTAGTAGCTGAGATGAAGGGTCAGAAGTTATACCAATCTTAGAAAAGTCTATCTTACGGTTTGTTATACTAAAGACAGCCTCTGTTGCTGCAGTTGTAAAGGTTTCCCAAGACGTACTTAGAGGCGTTGGTTGGTTTAACCTACGTTTAATTACAGCTTGCTGCTCTCTTAGCTGCGCTGCTACATCGTTGAACTTACCTGTCTTAGTTACTTCAGCCCTCATAAACCTAACCATAGGGTCTAAGTTCTTTAGATCATCCCAGTTAGTTATCAGAGCTTCGTTTCTAGCAGCTAGTTTATTCCAACCGTCTATAGCGTTTTGTGTAGCTGCACGATTAGCATAACCAAAAGCCTCAGTTCCAAACTGATCAGCCATAGCTACTATAGGACTGTCGTTTACAGCAAGCTTACCACCAAACTCCATTAAAGGTGTGTCGCCTCTACGCATTTTCTGACTGTTTAGTATAGTGCCTACGTCTTCACCAAAGGTAATACCTAGGCGAGTCAAGTCACCACCTGCTTCATCGACAGTAGATATCTTTTCATCCCTAGCTTTAAACACAAACTCTTCGTTAAAGTTAAATCTGTACTTTTTACCTAACGTTTGAATGTCCTCTAAGTCAGTTATCTGTTTGTTCCAAGAGTTGTTAGCTCTAATTATGTCACCTAGATCATCGTACTCAACCTTTGTTAGTGTAAGTTGTTGTAAGTCAGTGACGTTGTTAGCTTTCATAAGCTGGTTTATTCTTGTTGAGATGACGTTTAGTTGTTTTCTAGCCAACACTATTTGATCTTTACCAAAAGAACCTAAGAAAGTTTTAAAACCTAGAGAAGATAGTTTACCTGAGTAAAGCCTTTCTTCTTTAACTGTACCCAAGAACCATCTAAACTCAGCGTTTGTTCTAGGGCCACCTATGTTGTAAGGCATAATGTCTATACGCTCTAGAGGCCTTGTAGATTTTACGTTGGTAAAGTATATGTGACCAGCGTAAGGCTCTGATGTTTTAAAAACAATAGCGTCTTCTTTTAGTTTGTCTCTTCTTATAATCTTTTGTGAAGCTATGTCAAAGATAAACTCATCGTCTATAGCTGCCTTATTGTTTACTCTATAGGCTACTGTTCCAAAGTCATCAGTAAAATCAGCAAATACACCCTTAGCAGTTACAGCACGTTTTAATCTTTCAGAAGATTTAATATGCCAAGACGCATCATTGATGTCAATTAAAGCTTCATAAGCATCAATAGTCCTTTGCTCTGGTCTAGAGCCGTAGTGAAGCTTGTATAGAGACTCAAACGATTCTTTTGTAGGTGCTGTTCTAAGATAAGAGTACCTACCGTCACGTAGTTGAGTCATAAAGTCTCCAAGGTTTTCTCTTTCTTTTCCTTTTACAGCGTTTATTGTCTTTGCGTAGGGCTTTATTAGCTTACCTATTAGAGCTTGACCTGATTCAGCTTGTAAAAACTTAGCTCCTAATTTATCTCCTAGTCTTACAGTTGCTGCTCCTACAGTTTTGTTTATAGTATCTCTTATAAAATCACTTTTCTGTACTATTTCTGCGATAGGAGCCTGTTCTGCAATATCTAGTCTTGTCTCTGCTTCTACAAACCAACCTCTTCCTTGTTCTTTTTTAACAACCTTCAGGCTAGGGTCTTTAGCAGCTATAGCTTCAGCATCCATCTTACGTCTAAACGCTGAACCACTACCGTCTTTACCTAATCTGACAACAAATCTATAGTCATCGGAACCATCGTCAAGAGGTTTAGTATAACTATTTAAACGTGTGTCATTAGTTTTGTCAGCAATTCTTCTTGCTGTAGTTGAGGCTAATTCATCTATAATATGTTTTGGAAGTAACTCAGCAAAGCTACCTCTTCTATTCATTGTTTCAAGAGCCTCAGTAATAAAACCTTTAAGACCAGCTTGTCTGGTAACTACTAAACTAGGTCTTTCTGTTGGACTTGGAGTAAGGTCTAAATCTTGAGATACACTTCTACCTGCATTGACCTGATCTGTTTGTACACCAGCGTCATCTACTAGTTTATTTACGACAATAGCAGCTTCTACTTCGTCACCCATGACAGCAACAGTGTCCACTGGTGATCTTGACTTGGTTAAGCTTACAGCTTTAAGGCCTCTTTCCTTTGCTGTAGTGATCATCCCCTTAGTTGCACCCTTGATAGGAGCAGTAATTATCTTAGAAGACCCTAGTGTAGCTATATCAACAACACCAAAGAGTGCCATAGCTCCTGCCATAGGATCATCACCTAAGTAAGTCGCATCATTAGCAGCCTTGTAAAGGTTCCAGATGCTGTCTGTACTGAAGAAACCTTCATTCTTTCTTTCTTCAATGTATTCAGCAGCCCACCTAGTAAACTCGTCTGTTGTTAAGTCGTTAAAAGCTTTTCTTATTTCCTTACCTTCACGATTAGACCTGAAGGTTACGTTTTCAAAAGCACCTATAGTTATCTCACGTAAAACATTTACGTCAAGAAACGTCATTACTTTACCAAAGCCTGTCTGATCGTTAGCTTCTAGCTCTTTCTGGATTAGATTATTCCAGATGTTCATGTTAGTTAGAGTTCTAGTTGCGTAAGGGTTGACATCGTTATCAGATAGCATAAGGTTTTGTAGAAGCAGATACTCAGGCATAGTCATATTCTCGCCTTTTTCTGTTCTCTGCTCAATGATCGAAGCCAACTGTTCAGCAGACATACCGTCACTATAGCCTTGGTCTATAGCCAATGCGTAGTCTACGTTAAGACCTTCTACTTTTGCTGCAGACTCTGAGCTATTGTCGCCTGTAGCACGTTCAGCCTCTATCTGGTCTACAGGAATATTAGTTGTTATAGCTATTTCCTGAGCCTTTTGTCTTTCGACAATGCTTTTACGATTAAAAGGTTTTTCTTCTTGTTCAGAAAAGTCTAAAAGTTTTTTGTTAAAGACTTCTTCGTTGAAAACCTTTTGATCTAGAGATAAAAGTGTTGCCATTATTAGCCTACTCCTGTACCATCAGGCATTGTATAAGGAAGGGGTGCTCCTCCTCCTGAATTATTACTCTGTATACCGCTAAGGCTAGGAGCAAAGTTTGCACCAAGATTAGCTACTTGAAAACCTATTCCACCTAAGGCTGAAGCGTAATCTGCCTGACCTTTAAACATACTAGCTTGTTGAGTAAGACTAGAATACTGTGAGCTAAGTCCTGACATCATTGTGCTAAAACCTAGGTTAGCTCCTAGTTGAGAAGATAAACTACCTAGAGCACCACCTCTTGCTGATACAGCAGTTCCTGCTCCTGCTGCTGAAGCTGAACTTATTCGTGCTCTTTGTCTTAAGAAAGACCTAATAGAAGACCTTCTAGACCTTGTTTCTCTAGCTGCCTCTTGTTTTTGTTGTACAGCAAAAGCTTCCTGTTGTACTGCGACAGCTTGTTGACCTGCCTTAGCAGCCTTTTTTGTTTGACTAACACCGTAGGCAGTTCCGTATGTAGCTGCACCTAAAGCCACTGCTCCTACTGCTGATAAACTTGTGGTTAGAGCTAATGCTGTAAATATAGCCATTTATATTTCCTTTATATAAGCTGTTTCTATAGGCTTGTAGCCTTTACGTTTAAATAACACACTAGCTTTACTGTTTAGAATATTGTCTAACTCAGATAGTCTAGCAAAGTTACACCCTACTTGTTCAGACCAAAGTGTATACTCGTTTATTATTCTCATTGAAGTCTTCCCATTTCTGTGTTCAGGGTCTATCCAGAACATTAACTCTTGGGCAAACTTAAAGTCATTAATAGGTATCTCTGTAACCATAGCTATAAGAGCACCTACTATCTCACCGTTGTAGTCTATTAGTTTTACAAAACCTATTTCATGGTCTATCAGAGTAGTAACTAGTTCGTTAATCTTGTTTGTGTTTATCTTAGACCAAGCTGGGTGAGGTATTTCTTTACAGAATTGTTTTACTGCTAGGACAATATCCAAGACATCTTCTTGGGTAGCATCCCTAATTATGTATTCAGTCATTAGTATCTAGGGTTCCTTCCTTGTACCATACCCCAACCTAGGAGTAAGAAGTCTTTACCCTGTTCACTTTCGTACTTAACTCTCATGGATCGTCCGTGTCCACGTATTTTTACTCTTGAAGTTATGACATCATCTGGATAGTTGAAGTCAGACAAATCATCGTTGTTAGGAAACAAAGGAAACTTTAGTCTATACACCTGTTGAGCCGTACCAAAAGCCTCAGCAAAATCCCAAGCAGCAGAGACTTTTAGACCTGATGGTCTTATAGCAGTATAACCTGCGCTTTCATTACCTGTAAATCCTGTCTCTGTAACTCTACAATATGTAACAATGTAAGGTGCATTCTTTTTAGTTATCAAGTCACCAACAAAGTCGTAACCTGTTTCAGCAAATGATGAGTAGTTTGTATCTGTCCAATCAAGAAAAGCAATACCTGTAAATGCACCAAAGGTTATCTTATTGTTTGACCCTTCTCTACAAATAAGAACAATAGCTGGGTCTCCTGTGTTTGTATTTGATATTTGTGTAGACACAACATCGTTACCGTTAGATAGAACGACATCATCTGCTCCACTATTTGACGTTACGTCTAGGTCTACTTCACTAGCACCATACCCTGAGTAAAAAGCTAGACCAATCACACAGTCTGTACTAGAGCCTTGGTCAGATATTTTCCAAGGAAAGAAAGCTTGGAGAGGTACGTCAAGGATTAGAAAGTTGTTAAGCTTTGAGGCTACAGTTTCACTTGCGTTAGGATAGCCCCAGTATATTCTTTTGTTGATTGCATCGTAAACAGCAGTTACTTTTAGTTTAGCGTCTGCGTCAATAGCATCCCAAAAAGTTTGAATAGTAGGTATTGTTAAGTTTTGTTCAGTACCTTGTCCTGACACAGGATCTGTCGTTAGTGTGTGTATACCAAACCTTGACCACCAATAAGGAATACCTTCAGCTTCTACAAATGTTTGAGGCTGTAAGATACCAACCCTAGTAACTCTGTTGACAGAAAACTCTGTTGCTCTAAACACACCGTCAACACCAGAGATTTGCCACACACCATTCTCAGCAAATACAAAGAGAGAGTTTTGGTAAGCGTAAAGTTTTTGTATCTTAACAGCGTCAGGTATTCTTATTTCACCACCGTCTGTAGGGAACAGGTCTGATAAAAATTCTGATGTAGGGTCATTTTGTTGGTGACATTTACCTAAGTCATCTACTGTCTCAACAAGTTTAGAGAATAGTATTGTACCAGCATTTTCAGCACTGTCAATACCTGCATAAAAAACTCTACCAGAGAAAGACTCAGCACATCTAAACCTAGATACTTCTGGGTCAGTCATTTTAGTTAACCCTGATAACTGTGCAGCCAAACCTCTATTCTTTGTAAAGAAAGCTAATTTGTAGTGACCGTTACCTGTGAGTGTAGTACCACCGTAAATCTTTTCCCACTCTGCAGAATCGTAGTCACCATTTGAGTCTTTACCTGCAAACCAAGGATGAGTAAGTCTTTTAGTTAAGTCTGTAGGTGCACCGTTACCTGTGTTCCAGCCTGTATTCTGTGCGTCATACTTTCTGTTTTGTGAAGGTGAACTATTATTTGTAGCGTAAGTAGTTGTATCTCCTTGATACTCGAAATCTCTGATTATAAACTCTATTGTAGTTACACTAAATGTTCCTGAGCTATACTGAATAGCTATAGTGTTTATCTCAGGGGATGATACAACTAGAGTACCCTTGATTGATGTAAACTGACACTTAGCTGTATCTGCTCCGTTAGAACCAGACTGTTGATAAGAAGCTAGGTTAACTGAGTTAGACTCTACTTGGTTGGAGTAAGGTAAAGCACCCTTGTTATAGAAGTAAAGTATAGCACCCTTTTGAAGAACCAAGAACTCTAAGTTAGCATTACCACCAACGTTAACCCAAGAGCCTGTAGCTGTTTGTTCAGCATCACTAAGAGTAAAAGAAGACAAAACATTACCTGTCTCGTACTCTACACCTAATCGTCTACGTCTAGTACCATCCCTACGCAGGTCACAGTTTAGTTCATCAACGGAAGCACCATCAGGAAATGTAAGTTCAGCAGCCTCAGTTATAAGACCTTTGACAAAGTTGTTAGTTGCTTTCTGACTTAGACTTTGAGCCATTGCGTTCTTTCTCACGTTGGTCTGCGTATTCATTACGCTGAACAGTTTTTGTCTTTACTTTGTTTCTTAGGTAATGTTCTACAGCTTCTTTACCTTTTTGTAGGCTAGAGTACCTACCAGATAGTTCACTTGGTACTGACCCTTTTTCAAACTTTACTCTAAAAAAACTGTATCCACTATCTTCTTTACTGACATAAATTTCTGACAGCATCTTGTCAGACTTTATTACACAATGTTGGTTCACTGTGTCAACATCTATTTCAATCATTAACTTCTTCCGTACTGGTTTCTTGAAGCTAGTCTAGTTTTGTACTGATCGTTTTGTACATAGGACTTTAACCTACGTGCAGCCTGATCAATCTTGGGATCAGGACCACCTTTAAATAAACTCATGCAAGTTGATTTAGCTTCTGCCAAAAGAAAAGGCATTAGTGTTTGGTCTAAGTCTATTGCAAAACTATCTGTTTGGCTGAAGGTTGGGTAGATAGCACAGAAAGCTCTTGTTTTATTAGCAGCTAGACTGGCTTCTACTGCAGCATCGTAAGCATCCATTATAATATGGTTGTCATTGAATGATGTATAATAAGATGGGTCTCTATCATTACCTACAAAAAGTTCTACAGATTGGTCAACAGTAGTTACCTTCTTAGCTGTCTCATCCATTCTGTCTAAGAACACTAAAGGTTCTACATAAACTATTTCCCTGTAGTCAGGAACAGAAGCAGTTCCTATGTTGTAGTCAACTCTCATTAGTTGTTTTGTTCTTGCAGGATAAGTAAAGTGTGTAGGTTTTGCATTGTTAGATAAAGAAACTAGAGGTATTAACTTATTATGTTCTGGTATATCTCTAGCTGCAATTATGTTGAAGTAAGTATCTTCTACTACTGAAGCTACCTGTTGAGCCTCTACTGTATCAGAGATAGTGTTAACATCCTCTGAGTCCATATCAGAAAGAATAGATTGTACTACTTGTAAGAGGGTGCTTTTCATTACGATCCATCCACGCAGATAACTATACAAGCTTCAATGTGTGAGCTTGGCCCACCATCACAGGCTATCTTTATAAAGCTTCCTGCTGTTACTGTATTGTTTGATGAGGGTGCTAGTGTGTCTACGTCACCTGCTGCAGAACCTGACTGAGTTATAGTAAGGGTTCCCATTGAAGAACCTGATGAGTTGGTGACAGTAAATACAGCATTTCCACCAGATATAGCTGCTGTCAAAGCACTTTGTATTTTAGTTATAGTTCCTGCATATGGTATAGGCACGTAAAGATTACTTGCAGATGAAATGTCTGGGAACTGAACTGTTAGTATTGCTTGTCTTGAAGTCCAAGTACCTGAGCCAGAACCATTGGCTAAGTAAACGTCACCACTACTTGCCGAAGCAACGCCTTTGGGTTCGTGTAAGAAAGGATCAGAAAGAGTAGAGTGGTTTACGTTTGCCATTAATATCTCCTAGGGAATAAGTAGGGTGCTCCCGAAGGAACACCCAAAGCTTTTTAGGCTTCGATATACTCGATAACCAACTTGGCTTCACCAGCAGTAAATGCTGCTGTGCCATAGATAGCTTCGATGTATACATCTGCACCACCAACAGTGGCTGTACCACCGACTAGCGCACCGTCACAAGCTACAGCTTTGTCAGCAACAAGTGCTGCTACAGCTACGGCTGCGTCAATACCATCGGCATCAACTGCAGCACCTGCTTGAGTGTAAGCACCTACTGTCAATGTAGCTGAACCACCTGAGGTGAAAGCTGTTGAGACAATAAGGTGAGCACCAGTGATGTACGAACCTGCTGGAATGAAAGCATCGTGATCTTGTGGAGTTGCCACAGATGAAGGAACTTCTGTTCCTGTGATATTCATCACCAATGATTTCTTCTGACTTGAAAGAGAAGTACCACGCTTTGCAGCAGTTCCCTGTTCACCTGCGGTAAGAACTTCTAGACCGTCTGCGTTTACATAACTCATTAATCTACCTCCTTACGCTACTGTTGGTTTCGTGACAACACGAACCATATTTTCAGGACGGTACAACTTGACACCATAACGAGCAGTTGTTACAAACTCGTGTCTTTGGAAGTCTTTGTTGTAGTCGTAGTCAACCTGAGGTTGCTGTCTAAACGCACCCACGAATGGATTTACAGACTGATCTGCTGAGAAGAACAAGTTTACAACACCGTTTGTTGATGAGTAATCTTGGTTAGCAGCAGCTAAATCTGGAAGTGCGTTATCGGTTGCTGTTGGTAGGAAGTTTGAGCAGTATACGTCAAACCCATATACGTTTGCTACGAAACGCATACCAGTTGCTATACCATCACGAACTAGTCCTTCAAAACGTGGGTTGTTTGACACGTTTATTACGTTGCTCAATGTG